CCTGGTGATCCGTAGATGCCTAGCGGATCTGATACACCGAATGAGTAACGCTCACGCGCTTTGTAGCGCACGTTACCTGTATCGAAGTCACCATCCATAGATGTCTGCATTGCAGTACGCACAAAGTGCTTCATGCCGTTTGGAACATCTGTAGTGATGAAGAATGCATCTGTGTCAGTTAGGTAGTGGTTGACACGGTAGCCTTCTGGGATCGAACCATTCGAACGCAATGCGTTGATGTCGTTATCCGCTGTACCTACACGTAGCTCTGTTTGTAGCAAACGAGTTGCAACGAACATAAGCGCAGGTGGAACGATTAGCTTACGTGGGCGAGCTGCAATCAATAGGCCGCGTTCATCAGTGTACGCTGCGATATCAATAACTGCTTGCTCAAGTGAAGTTTCGTTCAAGTCAGCATTTGTTGAAGGTTTGTTTGCGTTTGTTCCACCTTCCACTGTTGGGTGGTTGGTTGCGAACAAGAACACATTGTCACCTGATTTGAAGGTGTCAAAGCCTGTGTTCAACAAAGAAGCCGCTTTAACCTGCTTAGTATACGCCATAGCGCGAGCCAAGGCTTTTGTATAACGAGCAGACAATGAATCGTACAAGTTGTCTTCCATCGCCTCTTCGGTGACAGACAATCCCATTGCAACCGTTTCGTGGTTGTAACGAGCTGTGAACGACTCTTGTGCATTGTCGTAAGAAATTGATGCACCTTCTGCTTTCACAGGGGCTGCAGCAAATCCAGACAATTTGACCTCTTCCTCAAAGCTACGCTCTGAGTTTTCAGTTTCATAAATCTCTGCATGTTCATTTTCGTACTTGTCGTACTCAAGTCCAAACAATGCATTAAGACCAGGTAGTAGCTCTTTGAGGAGCTGGGCGCGTGAAATAGCCATTATTTAACTCCTTATAAGCCTACGTTGTTTGTCATCTGATGCGCACCAGGATTGAACTTAACAAGAACATCTGGATATGCATCAGCAGGATCAGACACATGTGAAACAATGCGGAACGCTGCCGCTGCAGTTTTCACTGTCGCATCCAATGCAGAAGTAGAGTTACCTGTTACTGTATCGCCAGTAGAGGTAGACTGTGCTGATGCAAAGAATGTGTTTGTGCCAATAATGGTTTGCGCTCCTGTACCATCAAGCTGCGCTTGGAATAGTACGTTTGGATCGTCAACCACATATGCTTTGATCGCAGTACTATTACTGTTTGTGCCAGATGGATAGTACTGTGCTTGAACACGTTGACCTGAAGAGTTTACATATTCACAACCAACGAAGACGCCGATGCCGCCTACGCCTGTTGTGCCTGAGATGCTGTTAGAAGTCAGGTCTGCACCTGTACCTGTAGCCAGCGCGATATACCCATCGGCCCCAATGATAACAACTTGCCCATAGAATAGGTTAGTTGCTTCACCAGCAGGATCGATGAGATACTGGTTTGTTGCACCAGCATATGGCATTCCGTCCGCACGGCGGACTGGACGAAGGCCATAAGGAGCCGCTGTAGTAGCCATAGCTCTATTTCCTCACAATCTGAGTTTCAACCAAAGCAAGCTCCCCCGAAAGGTTACTTGCCAAACGATGATCGTGTGCTTCGCTCTGGATTCAGAACGGGCATACGAGGGTCTGAGTTGCGCAAGTAGCTGTTATCAACAGCCTGCATCTGGCTTTTGGCCTGACGATTTTGTTCATCACGTCTAGCTTGCACGTTTTCGGTTGAGTTCTGACAAAGCAATAACCCACCGACCTCAATATTGTCTGTAAATCGAGAATCGATATCAGACACAACTTGAAGGTTTGGATGATCTTCTGCACGAACAGGTGTCCATCCCTCACGAAATCTAGAAGAAACATTCGTGTTGTCACTCTGTCCAAGTGTTGATGTGCGAATCCAACGGTATTCAATACCGGGTCTGGGTTCGGGGACAGGTAACATCGAAGGTCTCGACCATGACACCTTGCGTTGATCCGCTTCGCGGGTCTCTGTAGAGCGTGAGTTTCGGTTCGACATTATTTCATATCCTTCATTAATTGCGCCGCATATTGTTCATTTGACAGACCAAGCCGCTTGGCGAGAGCGACCTGCGTTGAGGTCAGTTGCACTTTGCGTGGTTTTTTGCCACTTCGAGCGGCAGGGGCAACCACGTTGCCAGCTTGACGTTGGGGTGCAGATTCCTCAATTACAGGCCCATCATCAAACTTATCTGGGAACACGCGGCGAACCGCGTTGTCAATTTGATTGTAATACTCATCGCTTCTCGGATCAATACCGTTTCTAACGAGCTTCTCGTGTAGTCCGTAAGCGTACCCTGTCATTTCAGGGTCTTTCTCGAACCAATCGTTCTTTGCAGCCCAGTCCAACGCACGTTGATCTGGCTTTGGTGGCTGCGGTGTTTGCTGCTGATACTGCGGCTGTGCTACAGGCTGCTCTCGGCGAGG